TGTTGTGGGAGGAACCACGACAAGTCAGTTAACGCGTGAAGCTGTCCTTTATCCATCAATGCAAAATTAATAATAATACTTAAAGGAGTATAACAATGGCAGTATTGTCAACTACAAATCCTACTTTGGCTGATGTAGCAAAGAGGTATGACGCTGATGGCAAGATTGATACTATCGTGGAATTGTTATCTGAGACTAATGAAGTCTTAGATGATATGACATTCCTAGAAGGAAATCTTCCAACTGGTCATAGAACTACAGTCCGTTCAGGACTACCCGCGTCAACTTGGCGTAAGCTCAACTATGGTGTTCAACCTTCAAAGAGTACAACTGTTCAGATTACTGATACTACAGGTATGCTTGAGGCGTATGCTGAAGTGGATAAGGCGCTTGCTGATCTAAATGGTAACACCGCTTCTTTCCGTCTATCTGAGGACAGAGCATTCCTAGAGTCAATGAACCAAACAATGGCTAACACATTGTTCTATGGTGATACTGGTACAGACCCTGAGAAATTCATGGGACTATCAGCTCGCTATAATTCAACTACTGCTGAGTCAGGTGACAACATCATCGTAGGTGGTGGGTCAGGTTCAGACAACACATCAATTTGGTTGGTGTGCTGGGGGCCTAACACTTGTCATGGTATCTACCCTAAGGGTTCACAAGCTGGTCTGAATCATCAAGACCTGGGCGAAGTGACTTTAGAGGACGCTGCGAATGGTAAGTACCAGGGTTACAGAACTCACTACAAGTGGGACATCGGTATGTCAGTCAGAGATTGGCGTTACATTGTTCGTATCCCGAACATCGATGTATCTAACCTAACTAAAGATGCTTCAGGTTCATCTGCTGCTTTAGTTGATCTAATGGTACAAGCTGTAGAAAAACTACCTAATGTAAATCTAGGTCGTTGTGTGTTCTATGGTAACCGCACAATCTCTTCAATCCTAAGACGCCAAATTACTAACACAAGTAATGTTCGTCTATCTATGGATGAGGTAGCTGGGAAGCGTGTAATGTCTTTCGATGGTATTCCATTCAGAAGAAATGACGCTATTTTAAATGACGAAGCCTTAGTAAGCTAAGTTTAACACAGGAGTAAATAAATGATTATTGATTACAATCTTCAATTATCCGATGCTCAGTCTGTAACGGCTGATGCGGCTTCGACTAATGTCATCGATCTCGGTGCAGACAGAGACATTGGCCCAGGCGAGGACATGAAAATCGTTGTTTCCTTTGATGTGGCTATGGGTGGCTCTTCGCCAACTTTAGCTGTTCAAGTACAGACAGATGATAACTCTTCATTCAGCTCTGCAAGTACAGTACAGACATCTCGTACTATATCTGCTGCGGCTGCTGGAGACAAACTTGTAATGGGATTACCTGATACAAATGAGCGTTATATCCGTCTTAACTACGATGTTGGGGGTTCAAGCCCAACAATGACTGTGAGTGCGTCAATTGTTAAAGATGCACAACAGTACCACGCATACCCTGATGGGGCTAATGTAGCTTAACAGGTGTGTTTTTAATTCCATCGGGCGGTAGGTTCTTTAAACTTTTCATACTACTGCCCTTTGGTCTTAACTAACTAAAGGAAACGCAATGGCAAGTGAAGTCGATATATGTAATTTAGCACTATCCCATATCGGAGCAAGTGCCACCATTTCAAGTTTAACAGAGGCTTCAGAGGAAGCCTTTCATTGTAATTTATTATTTGCAGATACGCGTGACACATTGCTGCGATCATTTCCCTGGGGATTTGCTACGCGTCACATAGCTTTGTCAGATGTAGGTACGCCTCCTGGCAATTGGAATTACAGATACAGTTATCCAAATGATTGTCTCTTTGCAAGAGAAATACTACAAACAAATACTGTTGCTGGCAGTAACGACCCAATCCCTTTTGAAGTTGCTCTAGGTGATGCCTATGACTCAAGAGTTATATTAACTGACCAGGAAACAGCAACCCTAATTTATACCTACCAGGCAACAAATACTTTGGTGTTTGAACCTATGTTTATTAATGCTCTAGCGTGGAAGTTAGCGAGTGAGATTGCTATGCCAATTACTAGAGATGAGAAGAGGATGGAGCAAGCCTATCAAATGTACTTAGGTGTACTTTCAGAGGCTAAGACATTCAATGCTAACGAGTCTCACATAGATAGAAATACAGATGCGAGCTGGATAACAGGGCGGAGTTAATGCCTGTACATACGATACAACCATCATTCTCAGGCGGTGAGTTAGCCCCATCTCTACATGCGAGAGTTGATCTTGCTAAATATGCAACAGGACTCAAGACTTGTCGTAACTTCTTTGTTCAGGCACATGGCGGCGTAGCCAATCGTCCAGGCACGAAGTTTATCTGTGAAACCGCAAACTCAGCCAAAACAACGAGGCTTATTCCATTTGAATTTAATACAGAGCAAACCTACATTCTAGAGTTTGGTCATCAGACCATGAGAGTCATTAAGGATGGTGGTCAAGTTCTATCGAGTGGTTCTCCAGTATCGATAGCAACGCCATACTCAGATACCGAACTGGCTGATTTACAGTTTACTCAGTCTGCTGATGTCATGACAATCTGTCATCCATCGCATCCAGTAAAAGAAGTGAAGAGAACCTCACATACTGCCTGGGCAATAACCTCCGTTTCTTTTGGTACATCCATGTCAGCTCCTGGTAGTGTTTCTTCAACCAGGCAAAACTATGACGGCGGCAATCCAGGGACATCCTACTCGTATGTAGTGACAGCGGTTAAGACAGAGACAGGAGATGAGTCTGTAGCCTCAAGTGCGACATCGATTACTAATAACAATCTTAGCTCAACCATTACCAATACGATTTCCTGGGGAGCGGTAAGTGGAGCCGATAGTTACAATGTCTTTAAATCGCGTGGTGGTATTTACGGCTTTATTGGAAGATCAACAACGACTTCATTCAAAGATGACAATATTGAGGCAGATGCTAACGACACGCCAGCTACAGCAAGAACCATATTCAATACAACGGATGAGTACCCAGCAACAGTAGCCTACTACCAACAGCGACTAGTCTTTGGACAAACCAACAATGATCCTCAGAAAATCTTTATGTCGCAAACGGGCAACTACCATAACTTTAATATTTCAGAGCCACTTAGAGATGATGACGCGGTCACCTTTACCATTGCTGCCTCTCAGGTCAACGAAGTCAGACACCTGGTTCCACTCAGCGACATGATCATCCTGACTTCAGGTGGTGAATGGTTATTAACCGCTAACGATGGCGTCATTACGCCGTCAGCTATTCAAGTGAAGCCGCAAGGTTATCGTGGTTCAGCAGATGCGCCGCCTATTGTTATTGGTAACACCATTATTCATTTACAGGCTAAAGGAGCCATTATTCGAGACCTGGCCTTTGCGCTAGAGTCTGACTCCTATACAGGTAATGATTTAACAGTTTTAGCGAGTCATTTGTTTGCTGGCAAGACAGTACGAGAATGGGCCTACGCCCAAGCGCCACACTCTATCGTTTGGGTAGTGTTAAGTGATGGTACTTTGGCGGCCCTAACCTACATGAGAGAGCATGAAGTATGGGGTTGGTCAAGACACGATACTGACGGCACTTTTGAGAGCGTTTGTACCATCGCTGAGGGTGACGAGGATGCCACTTATTTTGTTGTTAAGCGCACCATTAATGGCGCAACTAAGCGTTACATAGAACGCCTGAATACAAGAGTATTTACAGAAGTTGCTGATGCGTTTTTTGTGGACTCAGGTCTGTCATACGATGGTACACATACGGGTTCAACAACAATGACATTATCGGGAGGTTCTTCTTGGACGCATTCAGAGACTTTGACACTTACAGCAAGCGGCAGCACTTTCGTTTCAGGCGATGTAGGCAACACTATCGTATTGACTGTAGGCACAGAGACACTCGTATGTACCATTCAGGCTTACACCAGCGCCACAGCCGTATCAGTCAAAGCGGGAAGGGATGTACCTACAGCGTTTAGAAGTGTTGCAGTATCATCCTGGTCAAAAGGAGTCGATGAGATTTCAGGGCTAGGACACCTTGAAGGTAAAACAGTAGCTATCCTAGCTGATGGTAATGTTGAAGCTCAACAAACAGTTGCCTCAGGAGCGATTACCATCTCTCATCCAGCGACTAAGATTCATATTGGATTACCGATTCAAGCAGATATACAAACACTTAACCTAGAGCTGGGTCAACCTACGCAGCAAGGCAAGAAAAAAAGCATTTCAGAGGTGACACTCAGAGTCGAAGAGTCACGCGGCGGCAAGATAGGATATGACGCTGATCACCTCACAGAGTTTAAACAAAGAGCGTATGAGCCATACGGCACAGCAACCTCCCTGAAAACAGGTGATATTAAGGTCACCATGCCGTCTACCTGGCGTTCTGAGGGATCAATATTCTTTAGGCAAGATGACCCATTACCGATGACATTACTAGCCGTTATACCTGAGGTGAGCGTTGGCGGATAAAGTTGAAATTAGAGATGTTGAAGAGGGTGATGTTGCTGTCCTAGTGAGAAACATGCGTGAACACGACAAAATGGAAGTCAATGCTGCAACACATATGGGACTTCGTAATGCGGTACAAACATCGGTCATTATGTCTACTTACTCAAAAACAGGACTAGTCAACGATGAGCTTGTTTGTATGTGGGGTGTGTGTCCTATATCACTACTGAGTGGTTCAGGTTCTCCCTGGATGTTAGGAACCGATTTAATCAAAGAAAAGCAACGCATATTCCTGAGAAGGTCTAAGCCCTGGTTAGCTGACATTCGCAAGGATTATAGGTATCTAGAGAACTTTGTTGACGCAAGAAACACAATGTCAATTAAGTGGCTCAAGTGGTTAGGTTTTGAAATGGATGAGGCAGAGCCATACGGCATACATGGTGAGCCTTTTCATAAATTTACAATGGAGATTTAGTATGTGTACCCCAATGTTAGGAATGATACTGAACTTTGCTGGTGCTATGTCTCAAGCTGCGGGTCAGAGGCAAGCGGCAGAAGCGAAAGCAGCAGAGTATCGTTATCAAGCTCAGATAGATGAGAACAATCGTAAAGTAGCGCTTTGGAAAGCAGAGGATGCTAAAGCAAGAGGCGCTAAAGAGGAGGCAGCACTTCGAGTTAAAGTAGCACAACTTAAAGGCAGACAAAGAAGTGCATTAGCAGCAAGTGGTGTTGAAGTAGGCAGCGGTTCAGCTCTTGACATCCTGGGAGATACAGCAGCCCTGGGAGAGCTAGACGCACTCACTATTAGATCAAACGCAGAGCGAGAGTCATACGAACAAAAAGTAGTGGCAAGTAATCTTAAAGCCAATGCGGGTATGAAACGAATGGGTGCTGATAACGCAATCATTGCTGGAAAGATTGGCGCAAGAACATCGTTGTTAACTGGAGCTGGCTCAGTTGCTAGTAAATGGCAAAACTACTCATACGGATAAGGATTAACAATGGCAACAGTACCACAATACCAAATAGGTCAAGTTAAAGACAGACCAGTTAGCGGTGGCTTTCAGCAAATACAAACCAACTCGGATGCATTCGGAGCCAGCATAGCCCAGGCTAATATTCAACAAGGCCAGGCGATTAGTCAGCTAGGAGACATGGCATGGGATGCAGCTTTTAAACAAAGAGATGTACAAGACCAGGCAACGCTTAGAGAAAGAGACAACTTGTTGTCAGCAAAGATAAGAGAGCTTATTTCTGATGAGGGTGGCTATTTGTCACTAAAAGGTCGCAACGCTATTGATGCCAAAGCGAATATAGAAAGACAACTGGAAGAGTACAGAAAAGAGCTAGGTAAAGACCTAGATCAAAGAATTGTTGGCAAATATAACCAGGTAGCAGATCAAAGATTACTGAATGCCTTTAGCACAATTGATGGACACAATCGCCGAGAAGGTGAAGCCTGGAATCAAGCAGAGCGCGTAGCAAGAGTTGAAAGCTCTATCCAAAATTTTGCTGCGAACTTTGGTAATGATGCGGCCATGAAGCTGGAGTATGACCTAGGACTGCGAGAAGTCGATTCACAGCTGCTCGATGTGTATGGTATTGACGCCTCTAATCCAAAGGATGAGTCAGAACAAGCCATTGTCGATAAGGCAAGACTGTTGTTTACTTCTAAAGCGCACGAAGCGGTTATTGAAAACTATTTAGCGAATGATATGTATCCGCAAGCTAATGATCACTTCAATGATAACAAAAGCGCTATCGATGCGACTAAGTATGACGAAATAAAAACGCTTCTCAATACCTATACCAGGGTTGGAAAAATTAACAAAGAAGCACAAAACATTATAGATGAGGGTGGTGACATCACATCACAGTTAGCTAAAGCGAGATCGATTGATGATCCTGTACTCTCTGCTGATGTCGTTAAAGAAATTAAAGCTCGATTTAATGAAGCCGAAGAGATTAATAAGTACAACCAATCACAAGCTCGCACACGCGTTGAAACGGCTGTAGCTGATGGCGCTAGAACACGAGGAGAAATAGACCCAAGAGATTGGAATGATATGGGCGGTGACAATCAACGATTCTTTGAAGATTTATTTGATCAGTACGAACAAAATGAAGACGCCATACAAGACGAGATCAAACAAGAAAAAGAAGAAGAAGCACGACAAAATGTTTACAGAAAATATACACGCAACGAGGAAGTGACAACAGAAGACCTACTAGCAATGTCAGGGACTGATTATTACAACTACAAAAAAGATGTCAGAGCAGACCTGTTGTTAGAACAAGATGATATACAGAAAAAAGCTTATGACGATATAAATAATTTGATGGAAGAGGGTCTAAGTTATAAAGACATACAAAAAGATCACAAAGACCTTTGGGAGGCTATGTCAGGTGTAGCACAGCGCCAACTTAAAACAATACTTGAGACTAACGAAAAACAAGAAAAAGACGATTACCAAAAAGAGTTATATTACAGCGCTCTTGATCTCATTGCAGATGGAGACCCTGACGCGTTTATAAGTGAAGCAACATACAACGCAATGGGTGGTTTGTACGAACTGGCAGTCAAAGAAAAAATCCAGCAGCTTATAGACCAGGACATTACAAGAACAAGAACAGCAGCGCAGCGCGCTGAAGACGATGCTTACCAAAAAGTACTAGTGTTAATGGTTGAGGGTGCTACTAAAGAAGACTTGCCTGAAGGTTTATGGAAACAAATGAGTGGTATACAGCAAAACTCAATACAAAACGCTATTGATACTGAAGAAGCAGCAGTAAACAAAGCACAGTTAACGATTAAGAAACAAGAAAACTATGTGAATTTATTTCAAATCGCTGAGACAGACCCAGCAACATTCCAGGCTATAGACTTAAAACTATATTCAGGTTTATTGTCTGATGGCAACATGACTAAGCTTTTAGAAATGCAAGCCAACCCTGACTCTGTCAAGATGTTTTTATCTAACGAGGATTTTGTTAAGCAAGCGCTCGGATCAACAGGACTTGATTACAATGCAGAATCTTTAAAAGACAGCGATGATGGCAGAGACATAAGGCGCTTTCTAGCTGAAGTCGATAAACAAACAGCAGCACACTTTGCACTTACAACTAAGCAGCCAACACAGGCAGAGTTTCAAGGCATAGTTACAAGACTAATGACTGATATTGTTTGGAATGCTAAAGGAACTAATAAAGAAGAGCCATTAATATTAGCAATGGATAATGCTGATGATTTATTTGTTAAAGTGCCACGCATGGACGGCTCAGGTAAGACTGACAACATGTACTTGTCAGAAATAAAAGATACAGATCAAGCCTTCTATCAAACCATACTGAAAGATAATTTCTTGCCAATGACGCAGCAAAACATTGTCGAGTTGTCAACAGTCCCAAGAGATCATATAAATTCCATTGTAAAAAATATGAAAGACACTAATTTTAGTCCCATAAATGTTGAGAATATTAGAAAGTGGTATTACGCTGTCACTAGGAAATAATTATGGCCTTAACAATACCAGGTACAGAACAAGAAGACGAGGAAGAGTTTCCAAAAATTAATATTGAAACTGCTGTTCAAAATTCAGGCGTTGATATTAAGGTAACGGCTCCTGAAGACCCAATTGTAGTTGACAAATATCTTTCTTATGCTCAAGACATACAGAGAGACCAAATGTTGCAAGCCAGCATTCCATCAGAATTAGATACACCAATGCCTGACTATGCTACTTATGGTCAAAATCTTCAAAAAGCAAATGCAGAGAGTTTAAAAAATAGTTTAAAGATAGCTTCTCTTGCTGACAAAGATCAAGCAGCTGCAATCAAAGAGCTATCAGAGCAAACAGGACTGAACCCTAGCTTTATTGCTGCCAATGTAGATGAAGTTAAAAGAATGGTCGAGCTGACTGCGCTGGATGTAAATAAGCTTGCTGTTGATAATCCAATACTAGCTAAACAATTACAAGACCCTCTATTTGCTGCAATGGCTTATGATGACATCGACAAACTGAGCGGTATCGAAGCAGCAGCGACAGCAACAGTCAATACATTTCGTTCTGTATTTTCAGGATTGCCATCAGCGAGTGGCGGAGCCTATCAAGCACTTGGCGTTGTGCCAGGATCAATAGATGCAATATTAGATTTTGCTGGTATCGATACTGAGTATGACACATCACCTGATCGCTTTATATTTAAAAACTTACTCAATGTACCGCAAGCAATGAGCGAAGGTTTTCAAAGCCTAGCAAAAGGACAGTTTGATTTAGCAGATGAAATCCAGGGTGATTTAAGCCGTTACCCTGAATGGATGCAGTCAGCTTTACAAGGCCCTAAATCAATGGGAATGATGGCTCCAGGTATGCTCGGATTCTTTATGACAGGAAACCCAGCATTTATATATGGTACAGCTGGCGTAGCCTCAGGTGGTTATGCTATGCAAGAAGGTTTAGATCAAGGTTTAAGTTACTCATCCTCGGTTGTTTATGGCATAACACAAGGTACAACAGAAGCAGCTTTTGAAATGTTGCCAGCACTAAGATTCATGAGGGATTTAAAGGTTGGCTCTAGTTTATTTAAAACAATAGGCGCTCAAATGCTTATTGAAATACCACAAGAACAGCTGACAACGATAACGCAAGACTTAAATGACTTTGCGATCTTGCCGTCTGATGCAGATTTAACCTTTGGTGATTACCTGAAAGAGCGTCCAAATTCAGCCTGGCATACGCTTATAGCAACAATAACAGGTGTCGGTACTCAAACCACAACAATGTATGGCGTTAACAAGGCGCTCAATAAATATTTAGATTCAGGCATACAAATTGATCCTGAAATGAAG